TACGTCGATACCGTTCGGCAATCACTACGAGTACAGCGCAAATTATAACGACTTCGGACACAATCAGGATACAGAGCGGTTCTTTGAACAGATGGACTTCCTGACACCGGAGCTTTTGAGGGTGCTGAAGCCGGGAAGAGTGGCAGCCATCCACGTTAAGGATAGAGTGCTGTTTGGAAATGCCACTGGCACAGGAATGCCGACTATTGAGCCATTCCACGCTGATTGCATAGAACACTATATGCGTCATGGCTTCCAGTATTTTGGAATGATAACAGTGGTTACGGATGTTGTAAGAGAGAACAACCAGACGTACCGCCTTGGATGGACTGAGCAGTGCAAGGATGGCACCAAGATGGGTGTGGGATGTCCGGAATACATTTTGTTGTTCCGCAAGCTGCCAACAGACCACAGTAAGGCATACGCTGATGATCCGGTTACAAAGTCCAAGGATGAGTACACAAGAGCACAGTGGCAGATAGATGCTCATGGATACTGGAGAAGTTCAGGAGACAGGCTGATAAGCAAAGAGGAGCTTGAGGGTGTATCTGTGGATAACTTACAGAGAGTGTACAGACAGTACAGCAGAGAGCACGTATACAACTATGAGGAGCACGTCGCACTTGCAAAGTACCTGGATACAGATGGCAGGCTTCCAGCCACATTCATGGTTGTAGCGCCGGGATCCTGGAATCAGCTTGAGGTATGGGATGACATCAACAGGATGCGGACGCTCAACACGACGCAGAGCAGACGAAGGGCAACGATGCACGTGTGCCCGTTGCAGCTTGATATTGTTGAGAGGATCATCAACAGATACAGCAATCCGGGCGATGTGGTATATGATCCGTTCGGCGGTCTTATGACTGTACCAATGATGGCGGTCAAGATGCACAGATTTGGTAAGGGATGTGAGCTCAATCCGGATTACTTCAGAGATGGTGTTGGCTATCTACAGTCTGAGGAGAATGAGGTTGACTCACCGACGTTGTTTGATTTTCTGGAGGTGGGCGACGAGTGATAAATGGAGAGCTTATTGTTGATAACTTTGCCGGAGGTGGTGGAGCATCAACAGGGATTTTACAAGTGTACATCAAGTACGGTTGTAAATAACGGAGCAGTAAGAGAACTGAGGTGATTACTATGAGAAATAATTTGAAGAATGCCAGAAAGACAAAAGGAATGACACAACAGGGAGTTGCCGATTATTTGGGTATCGGTCTCAGATATTATCAAAAGATAGAATCTGGAGACCGAACCGGTGATTTTGAAATATGGGATAACCTAGAGGATTTATTTTCTATTCATCAGAGGATCTTGCGTGAGATTGAATAAATGCATCTCTGCACAGCAGATAGTCAAGAGATACATTGAAGATGTCCGCTATCTTGACTAAACAATCCAGAGATGGAGAACGCTCACCTTGTTCATATTTTTGGTATGAACGCAAGGTTATACCAAGTAAATCAGCAGTTTTTTGCTGAGTAAAGCCATTTTCCATACGTATTTGACGGAGTCTTTTACCAAACATACATATAACCTCCACTTAAATTATACTTGACTACGCCCATATTGTACGCTATACTTCGTGAAAGAAATACGCCCGAAATGGGCGTAAAGAGTAGGAGGTGTACATATGGTTGAACTTATGGAAATTATTGAGCTGATGGTTGAATTGCCAGATGAAACCTTTCAGGAGGCAATAGTCAACTTAAGAGGCAACAAAAGTCTGAGCAAGGACTTTGTTGAACTATTGATTGATTTTACATCAGATGAAAGAGACAAAAAAATAAGACAATCCCAATTCGCCTAGCCAGCAAGGAAATTGTCTTATTGCAAGGAGTACCTTGTAAGTTAATTATATGGTGCTCCGATTCAAAAAACAAGAAGAAAAGGAGATTGATTACATGAACGATTTGAAGATATTTGAGAATAAAGAATTTGGAGAGATCAGAACAGTGGTAAAAGATGGTGAGCCTTGGTTTGTCGGCAAGGATGTGACTAAGATACTGGGATATGAAAGGCCAACGAAAGCCATTCTGGATCATGTGGATGAGGAAGATCTAGATGCAGTCCCAATTCAGGACTCCATCGGTAGAATGCAGAATACACCTGCCGTCAATGAATCAGGGCTTTACAGCCTCATACTTTCAAGCAAGCTACCAAACGCAAAGCGGTTCAAACGTTGGGTAACATCTGAGGTGTTGCCATCAATCCGTAAGAACGGCGGTTACATAGCCGGACAGGAAACCATGACGGATGATGAACTGATGGCCAGAGCCTTACAGGTGGCTCGGAACAAGCTACTTGAGAGGGACAAGCAGATAGAGACCATGAAGCCAAAGGCAATATTCGCTGATGCGGTTGCAGCAAGCCACACATCAATTCTGATCGGAGACCTTGCAAAACTGATTAGCCAGAATGGTGTGAACATCGGCCAGAAGCGTTTGTTTAAGTGGTTACGTGATAACGGCTACCTCATCAAAAGAGAGGGCTCAGATCGGAATATGCCAACTCAGAGGAGCATGGAGATGAAACTGTTTGAGGTGAAGGAAAGCACCATAAGCAATCCAGACGGCTCAGTCAGGATCACTAGGACACCAAAGGTTACAGGCAAGGGACAGCAGTATTTTGTGAATAAGTTCCTTGCTATCTGAAAGGAGAGATCACATGACAGAATTTGAGATAGATGCAGCATTTAACACCATCTGCCGACCGGGGCAGGTGGTGAAGATACTCACAAAGAGCGGAAAAGAGGAAAATATCCCTATAAGGGTTTGGAAGCGCTGGACAATCATCAAGGTATATGAGCACCATGTACTGATGCAGAGCGAAAAGGACTACCATGAGAGCTTCAGCAACACAGACATAAGAGAGATGATCAGGAAGGGAGAAATACGATGGAGATAGTACCAGAGAGAGCAGGAGGCTGCGAAAACTGCAAATGCAGAGCCATGGACGAGACACAGGAGCCATGCGCACACTGTACCAAGAATGCGACGGATAACTATGAGCCGATGACCAACGGAGACTACATCCGGTCGCTCAGTGATACAGAGTTGGCACAGATAATTATGTGCCCGAATGAAGTTGGATTTGATGAGATTGTGTGTGATCGTGACAACCAGCACCGTAGCGAATGCACACTCAGATGGCTTGAGGAGCTGAAAGAATTGAGAGGTGGAGAAAATGGCAAATAGAGCATTATTACACATGAACAAATTAAAAGATTTTGAAAGCTGGCTTGAAAAACAGGGATATATGATTTTGCCAACATCTAAAAATCCATATGAAATTTTAAGAGCCCAAAAAGGTAAAGATACAGTAATCATCTATCGAAAAGGTGACAGCAAAGAGCATTTATCAATCATGGATAAAGACTATGATTTGATACATAAATTCATGATGGAAAGTAAGTTAAAGACCAATGCCGACAGAATAAGAAACATGTCGGATGAAGAGTTAGCGGAGTTCCTTGTTAAGTACGATATATCACTTAAGGATAAAGAAATAGAACCCAATAATTGGCTTGAATGGCTTAAATCAAAAGCAGAATAGGAGAAAACATGGAAGATAGATATTTATTTAAGGCAAAAACCGCAAAAGTTGTTGACGAATACAACAATGATGTTGAAGATGGCGTGTGGGTTCATGGAAGTCTTCGATGTGATGTTGGGAAATATACAATTTTTCAATTTGAAACCGAAAGAGCTGATTATGTCGAATATGAGATTGACCCATCCACAATCTGCCAATGCACAGGTTTGAAAGACAAGAACGGCAAGCTGATTTGGGAGAATGATATTATGAAATATGAGTGGTTCAGAATGCCCAGGGTGGATGTCGTTAAGTATGCTCCACCCATGTTCACATACTCAAAGGTTGTGCGGTGGGATTTAGGCATTGACGAAGTTATCGGCAATATATTTGATAATCCGGAATTGATAAAGGAGATTTGAGCGTATGAATAAAATTCCTAAAGAGATAGTTGATAAAATTGAAACTAGAAATAGACTTAATGGAGAAATAAGAGAATGGATGAAGGAACATCTTGATCTTGACGGCATGGATGTTGGTGGTGCTGATATTGTTAATTATCACACAGGAGACGAACAGGGAGCAGAAGAGTGTAAGGAATGGTGTGATCAGACTTGCATAGGTGAAGATTGGTATGTGGGAGATTATTATTGGGAAACTGAATGTACAGGAAAATATCTACACATGAGGTTTGATGTTTGAATAAAGGAGAGTGATACATAATGGCATACGCAGGCAAATGCGATAGATGCGGCGGGTTCTATGACCTGCCGTTTGAACACGGAGCAGCGATAAGGGCAAGTATGTTTGATATGTTCGAAGATGTGACGGGATCAAGAGATTTATGCCCGGACTGCATGAAGAAGCTCCGAAGCTTTCTTGACGGTGCAGAGCTCAATGATCCGGGAGTGATAGAGAATAAGGGACAGATAGGATTCAGAATGAAGCTGGATCCTGACAATCATTTGATGAATCGGTTCATGAGGAAGGAGTGAAAGGATGGCAAAGTCAGATAGAAAGCTACACGAAGCAAGAATGGCAGGGGCTGCATGGCTGATGAATGTCATCAAGACACAGGGCATGGAAGCAGCAGAGAAAGAACTCAAGGTCAGAGGAGCCATGTTTGTTCCGCTTGAGGTCAACCAGAAGCAGCTTGACGAAGCTGTGCATAAAATCAAACTGAATACAATAGATTGTATTTTGATAATGAGTTGCATGGTACTTCGGGATGAGTTTGATTTTGGACAGAAGAGGCTTGAGAGATTCTGCGAAAGATTTAACTTAAAGACTGATGCGCTGTGTGATGAAGAAATTATCTGGGATGATCTGATACAGACACTAAAGGAAGAAACAGGTTTGGATTTCACCATCCGGGAGAACAAGTAGGAGGTGAGGCGGTGAAAGCAAAAGAGTATCTAAATCAGGTCAAAATGCTTGAGGATTACATGGACAGGTTAAGCAATGAATATTTCAAGATGAAAGAACTTGCAATGAATCCGGGGGGATTTGACTATTCAAAGGAAAGGGTACAGTCCAGTGCCGTGGCAGATACTATGAGTCGTACAGTTGGTAGATATGTTGACCTTGAAACTGAGATGAATGAATGCAGAAAAACATTTGAAGATTTCCGGAATAAAGCAGTTCACCAGATGTGTCAGTTGCGTAATACGAAGTATACGGAGATATTGTATCAGAAGTACATAAACTATAAGTCATTAAAGGATATTGCAGAGGAGATGGAATATTCATACGACTGGGTAAGACATGCTCATGGCTGGGCTCTGCAGGAGTTCCAGCGAACATGGGGCGATTATCTAAAATCTGACACATTTATAGCACACTAAAAGCATTGTGCAAACACATGGTTGTGCTGTAAGATAGACCATGAAATATTGATTCATAAGGGACATGACTGTTTGCCATTTCGGTTGTGTCCCTTTTCTTATGCCCAGTGGTTGTAAACCTCCCCTTGTGAAAAGTGAACGCTGATCTCTCCCCACTGGGCTATTTTGTTTGAGGTGAGATATGAGTAAGATTAAAAGATTTGAGATTGTGATCCCGAAGAGAGTGAGAAAGAAAGTATAGCTTCGAACCTATACCGAAGCTAGGAAGAGGCAGATATGCAAATAGAGTATGTTGATATTGATAAGTTAATACCATATGCCAAGAATGCAAAGAAGCATCCACAGGAACAGGTTGAGCAGATAAAGCAGTCTATCAGTGAGTTTGGCTTCAATGATCCGCTTGCAATAGACGAGGGCAACGTCCTGATAGAGGGACATGGTAGGCTCTTGGCAGCCAAGGAGCTTGGATATACCGAACTGCCTTGTATAAGGCTTACAGAGCTCACAGAGCAGCAGAAGAAAGCATATATTCTGGCGCACAACAAGTTGACCATGAACAGTGGTTTTGACTTGGATTTACTCAACCAGGAGCTTACAGCCATAGAGGATTTTGACATGGCAGACTTTGGCTTTGATGTTCCAGATCTGTTAGAGGATGATGAGGACGATGACAGCTATTATGGCGATGAACGAGAGCGGACATATGAGGCATACAACCTTGATGATTTTGACGGAGCAAGGGCAGAGGGATTTTATCAAATGCCGATTATCGAGGCACAGAATGCAGAACCGGATGAGCTGATATCATTCAATTATGTTCTATCCACAAAGAAGCGTAGATGTGGAGTACATTTTTACATTGATGACTACCAGTTTGAGCGAATCTGGAACAGCCCACAACAGTACATGGACAAGCTGAGAGAGTTTGACTGTGTATTTACTCCAGACTTCAGTCTGTACATGGACATGCCGATGCCAATGAAGATATGGAACGTGTACAGAAGCCGTCTCATTGGTCAGATGATGCAGGATGTTGGTATTACTGTTATACCAACTCTTTCATGGGCTGAGAAAGAAACATATACATTCTGTTTTGATGGAATACAACAGGGTGGAACTGTTTCAGTGTCAACTATTGGAGTCAAGCTGGATGACGAAAATAAACAGATGTGGTATAATGGAATGACAGAAGCACTCAAGCGCATCAGGCCAAAGAGAGTGCTTGTATATGGCGGTGATATAGGTTATAAATTCCCTGACAGTATTCAGGTGAAATATTATGACAATAAAGCATTTAAGAGAGGTTAGGTGGGAGATATGCTTAAGGACACATTTTTACACCATATGAAGAAAGCTCAGGCATTCAGGATTGGAGATTATTTTATATATTATAGTCCGGCATCAATCGTTAATTATGATACGGATGAGGAGATAACATTCAAGAATATAGATGACCTCTATGAGAATGGAATGCTTGGAGATAAAAAACTTAAAGAGTTTTGGGAATCTGAGGAGGATGCATTTAACAATCCTTTATGTATGTGCGTGAATGACGACAGCAGTTTGTGGTTCCCGATAGAGGAAGAATAAATATTACATAGTTATAGTATGTTGGGACACTTCATTGTGAAGTGTCCTTTTTCGTGGAGGTAAAGCAATTGGGTGGCAGAGGAGCAAACGCATTCAGGGCAAAGCAAGGAGATAGAGGACTGTCATTTTCAAATGGAAGAGGTAAGTCATCAGAGAAGTTGTTTCCTGCCTGGATGAATGGTTCAAAGAATACAGGAAGTATAGACAGGGTTATCAAGAATTTTAATGATAAGCATACCAAGAGTGGCCGAGAATGGGGAGTCCAAGTGGATGATAATGGATATGTGACACATTATTATAAGGGTTCCAGAGGTAGCGTGAGTTATGATGCATTTGAAAGCGAAGGTAAGCACTTTATACACAATCATCCAGCGAATGGATGGGGCAATTTTAGTGGGGCAGACCTTGAGACATGGGCAGGTAGTGGACAAAAGGCGGTAACAGCAAGCAGCAGAAACGCATTGCCGCCTAGAGGTATAGATCCTAAGCTATACAGCAAAAGAAGAGCGGGAACGTATACGATTAAAAAGAAACCACATTTTAAGGCTACGGAGTTCAACAAAGCCATTCATAGCGTCAAGGTAAGTAGTGACAACTATGATGCGGATCTCAGTAAGTGGCTCAGCAGAAACGCAAAGAAGTATGGATATGAATATTCATATAAGCCAGCGAAGAATAAGGTGTAAATAGATAAGAAAGGTAAAATAATGGGCGGACGTGGTGCGAGTAGCGGAATAAGTGGTAAAGGTAAAAAGTATGGTTCTCAATACAAATCATTACTCACAGTTGGAAATGTGAAGTTTATAAAAAAGACCAATAGGCAATCAGAACCACTAATGGAGACAATGACAAAAGGAAGAGTGTATGCGATTGTTGGAAAAGATGGCCCCACAGATATCACCTATTTTGACAGTGATGGAAAACGCACCAAAACAATACATTTAGATCATCCACATAAGGGATTAAAGCCACATACACATCATGGTTATTTTCATAGTGAGAATGATTCAGATAAGGGGGCAGCACGATTGACCAGCAAGGAAAAAGCGTTGGTTGAAATGGTAAATAGAGCATGGTATGATAATAATAGTAATAGAAGATAGTTTAGGCTGGCAGAACGTGTTGATGTATGGCAGTAGCCACTGACGAGGCATCGGTTCAATTCCGGTTGACTATTACTATATTTGGAGCTTTTGCTATAACAGCAAGGCTCCATTTTTTGTACTTTTTTAGATTATATGAAAGGCAGGTGAAACGGATGGGAAAGAGCTTTAAGGACATGACAAAAGAAGAGCTTCAGGAAGCAGGCAAGAAAGGCGGCGTCAAATCAGG